ACACATTGAATAATATATATCTTAGTGGGCCTCGCGCAATTACTTCGCGTTCCTCATACCTAAGAAAATATAGGCTTTAGCCACTAAATAAATCTTGTCCATATTTCAAGCATAGGTCAACTATATCTTCATATTTTTCAACGAGAACATCCGAATGGGGTTCACTCACTCTAGCTCATCCCATGACATAACATTGGATGTCATCTTCTATTTGCTGGTCCATTTTATAGACCCTATCTCTCGTACCGTCAGTTAGTCCAACAGCGGAGTCACAGGTAACACTCACATAGTCAGCGATGGCTATGGTTGAAGAGTAACCGCGTGACTTAGCAGTACGTTCAACATTAATTCTCGCTCCCAGAATCCTGGTTCCTTCTTCCTGTGAAGTGAAGGGTAGGAATTGAGTCCTGGAAGTACGGGTTTTAATTTCGACTTGTTGTATTCTTTTCATCAATTCATTCTCACAATCATATCTACATTTACACCTGTACTTTCCAGCCTCAATCCCTCGCGTGTCTAACTTCACGTTCGCAAGGAAATCCACATTCCAGTACTGATTTTCATGTATTATATTGTCTGCCTCATCAATTCGCCCTATTCTCGCCCCTAGTAGATCGCGCGACTTGGGAGAAGTCCCTGTAACTACGCCAAGATTAGTCTCGACTACGGATCGTCCAAGACCAGCCTCTTTATAGAAAATGTAATCCAAGTCAAACCAGGAGCGGAATTGTAATCCAGTCAGAAATTCCAACGTTGCACGATACATTTCGTATATACAAGGTCCATGCCCAAAACAATTCATAAGGGATTGTTCCACATTTTCTTGGGTAGCATCATAAAAAGGGCCATCTTTTCGTCTAATCCATAAAGCAGTATCATAAATTGATGAAGGATCTGACGGTGCCAGATATAAATTTCGGTAGGGGTGCAACATGTAGCTACAAGAGAGAAAGTCAAAGCGATTTATATCTTGATATTTTTGGATATTATCTTTACTCTTTGTCTCATCAGTAACAACAATATTCATCAAAGCAAATTCTTTGGCAATCGTTTGTCCATTATAAGTTCGCAAAAAACGTTTAGGTACAGAAATTACCACATCATCGCCCATTACCACAATTCCACACTGTTTAAAGAAATCAGTTCCAGTAGAGCCAGTTAATCGTATCCAAACATAAACCTGTTCAATTATATTCACCAATGAGTTTATAAGGCTTGTTATCGGATGTCCTTGAAGAACTCCGTTCAACAACTCATAAACTTCATCACCCACACAAATAAGAGACCGAGTAATCTCATATTTGATAGTTTGAAGCAAATGATAAAGCTCAGGATTCATTAAATTGTAATGTTCATAATAAGAAATAACAACGTCAAAAGCAGCTTCTACAAACTCCCAGGGCATACTATCAGAAAATTTTGAAAAATCAAGTTGAATAATTTTATCCGACTTCATTCTCAAACTCTCTATCAATTCTGTCCATTGTGTTGAATCTGGTGACAGTCCAATTGCATGATGCAATTTAACAGGATTTGAATGAAAAGCATCCATTATAGGTAAAAGCGCACGACGACAAGAAAGAACAAGTTCTAGGGGAGAAACACTAAATACACGAGTACCACCAAAGGATGTTAATTTTTCTTCCTTTCTTCTCTCATCTTTCAAATGAGCCCAGAAAGGTTCTCTTGGAGGCATCCCATGCAGTCTCATATTAAACTGCATTTCATATTTTTCTTTAAAGTTATCTGTGAGTTTTACTGTATGTTTTCCGTCTTTCGTAATTTGGTGTTGTATATAATCTGATTTCAAATTTTTCCGAGTAAAATCAGCTATCCATGGTAATCCAGCACTGGTTGACAAGTTCATAGATTCCACGAAATTATGATTCGCTGCCGTAACAGCTTCAAAAACAGATACAGGAGCAGGCATACTAGGAGTTGTCATATGTTTAAGCATCTCCTCAGCAACTGCTCGAGTAGCAGATCGCAAAGAAAAAATCTCAGGGGAATTAGTAACAGCGCCAATAGTTGAAACTCCATCTCTCAAAGGAGTATCAGCAAACTTATATCTTAAATCTTTATCAGATTGTATGCATGGGAATGTTGTAGAATCCCAAGCTTTACTTGCAATTTCAGAAGGACGAAGTTTAGTTGATTCAGTATGATAAGGGGGATTAGGATAATGAGAATAATATTTCAAATTTGGAAAGGAATTCATTTCATGCTTTATATTAAGGGGTTCTTGAGCTTGCACAGCTGCCACATCAAATTGTTCTTTAAATATGGGAGCTGAATAGCCATAATGAACACCGGCAATTTCATGCCCAGCAAAATGAATAGAAATTATCTTACCTTCAGGATTCAACAAAGGTGAACCACACTTTCCTTGGCCTCTAAAACCTTCAGCAGTCAAATATTCTACCATCTTTGAAGTATATTTATACGTTTTATCTTTAACCTTCCACTCAGTGGTAATTGATTGTGCTTCTTCATCTGTTTTCTGATCAACAGACAATATTCTAATAGGAATAACTGTAGAAGTTTGCAAATCAACTCCATAAGCATAAGGCGGATATGATACGGAATCTCGCACAGTTGTATAAATATGGTGACGTATGTCTTTTCCAGTCAAACGTTTATGTTGCAGCAACACATATTCGCCGCGTACACAGTCCTCTATGACATGCATTCCAAAATTTTGCTCAACTATAAATTGTGAATTATCAGGATTTACTATAATGATAGGTTCTTTTTCTTGTTGTAAATAAGACAATAAAGCATAAGCATGTCGAGGAAACATACCAATGTTATTCATTAAAACAAATCCATGTATTTCATAACCAGCACACTTAACTGTAAATCTATTTTTAAAAATTAAATCCGAAATACTCTTAATATTATCAGGCAATTTAGTATTCATAGACATTTTAATTTCATGTGAAGGTTGGGGATTTTTAACATAAAGTCGGGTGTTAGGAGCTAAATCTTTTCTACCTTTTCCAGTTTCTCGAGGTTGAGAAGATTCATGCATTGGTTCTAAAGTAACACCTTCTTCTTCAGAATAATAATATTTAATACCATAATACATAGCAAAAAATAATGCAATAAATGAAGTAATATAAAACCATTTTTCACAAATCTGTTCATAAATTACTTGTATCCAATATAAAATCTGTCCTCTGAGATGATGTAGCATGCATTTCTGATGTTCAATCATAGAAACATACCACTGAATCTCAGGTTGTACTATTATCTGGGGATAAATTTCATGGAAAATAGCTTTGAAAGCAGAAGGAATTTCTTCTTCTTCACTTTCAAACACATCCTCATTATTTTGCATACGAGTTTTCCAATTCTCATGCCTTTGGTCAAAATAAAGCTTCGATATTTCGGTCATAACAACATTCATCTTACAACCAGGAGTTTCACACTTTGAAAAAGGTAATAATAAAGTTTTTGCCTCTTCATTATCAACGCGAATGTTGATAATAAAGTTATTATTTTCAAAATATATTAAAGGTCTCTTCTGTTTACGAATAATTTGGAGTAAATCCGAATTACCATGTTCCAGAACACATTTGACAGTAGGAAAATTAAGTAAATAATCTATTTCCTCAGGATGAGGAGACCTAAAACTATCATCAGATGTTTCAGAAGGAGTAGAATTTCGCCTAATCGCATCTTTACTTGTAGAAGCTTCAATAACTTCTTCCATAGTCAAAATACGATTACCAGCTTGTTCAACTAGTTGTTTTATTTTACTTTCTTTAATTTTATCTTGATTTTCATTTGTTGTTTTCTTGCCTTGTCCCTTATTCTTTGGAGACTCATAATCAATTCCATTAATTCGTTCATAAATTCCTTCAGAATTTTTCCCAAATACAGATTTCCCAATAGAAAAAATACATTCATTATTTAATATATCATATTGTTCTGGCATCATACCATACTGTTGAATGAAAGTTTTAATTTCACTGCGATACATAGCTTCATCGGCCAATTCTCGAAGATCTCTAGAAATGACAACATAAGTAAGAACAGTCATCATCGAAATATAAGAAACAACAATAGCGTTCTTCCAAATTACTTTAAAAGACGCTACTATAGGAATGGAAATTCTTCTAGCCAAAGTTTTAGTTATATGGGCCACGCGATTATGAAAACGCCACAAACGTTGATTCTTTGAAATTGCAACAATATTTTCACCACGGCATACAGGACATGTAGATGAAAAGCCACTATCATAACCGGGCTTACATCTCGTGCAAATCCAATGCTGATTATCACATACAGATTTAGGACAAATATATGAAACAGATCTTGACAGGGTTTGATTTTCTCGACAAATAGAACAAGGAGAAGTAATTAAATCCATTTCAAAAGATCTTTGCTGTTCATAGATCCAAGGTCTAAATTCTTGCATAAACGCATTATTTAAAGAAGATCCGACATCATAAGCAGGAAACAGAACTGTTTTAAACCATTCACTCATATCTTCACAAGCATTTACCATAGATAACGGATCAGCTATAGCTGGAATTTCATGAATTATTTGAGTTTCTTTCATTCTATTTACTATATTACGAGTATGTATTGGAAGTTGTGCATACCTTTCAGGACTAACAGTTTTCATTTCAAATAATTGACGTTTCATAGTTTCAGCCATAACTTCAGAAGATTCACATCCCATTAAAACAGCCATCAAAGCTGTTTTTAAAGTTTGTCTATCCATAACATTTTCACTTGCTTGCTTCGAAAGCTGTAAAGACTTTTCGTAACGCACCATCATCTTTTCTATTTCAACGTTATGATAATCTTTATGATGATCAAGAACAAGTTGTCTAAATGCATCGTAATTATATGTAGTTCCAGTCAAATCATTTCTTGCTGGATTATTCGAAACCAAAAATACAATATGATCATTATTTTGTAAAATAGAAGCAGGCAATTTTGAAGCTACTTTTTGAATAGAAGGGTTACTCTTAAACCATTCTTCCGCTTTAGGAGACCAACAAACTTTAGCAAGCATATCCCTTCGTCTTCTAAAGGCTTCCTTATCTACAATCATTGTAGAAGTCCATTCAGATAAATTTGAACAGACAGCCATTATAATCGAAGTCATTTCAGCATTCTTTTCTTCCAATCGCGGCATTTCAATCCTCATCTTCGCAGAGGTCTTCATTGCTTGGAATTCAGAAATCATTCGACCCAAAATAGTAGGATCATTTACACCATTAGCATCGTCTAGCATTGTGATGGGTTCTCCATCATAACCATTCCACCATACTGAATGAGGTGATCGAACGTAAATTGGATCTCCATTACGCACAACATTTATATTTTCAGCTAAATCAATAGTCATCTTTTGCATTAATGTCGTCTTTCCAGTTCCCGGATCGCCCCAAAACCACAACGAATATGGTTCATAACGAACGGGAGGAGCTGTCATATGAGATTTTAATTGATTCGCTTTTGTAATAACTTCTTTCACGGCAGTAGCCAATGTTGTATTCACAAACTTCTTATCAATTGTTGCCAGGACACCTTTTAAAAATAAGCGGTCAAAACAGTAGTCCAAAAACGATCACGATGTCTCTGAATCAAAGATTGTCCAGAAAGATTACGTTCATCCATAAAGAATTCATAATCTACCATAAATCCCTGAATAAATTTAGGATCATCAGTTAAAATATCATGTTTCTCAAGACCGCGTATCCATTTACGAGCGGTATTCCAAAGATATTTAACAGCAGAACACAATCGAGTCATCAAAATACAC